GGCCGATATGTGCAACGCCTTCGGCCTTCAGGATATGCTATTCAACAGCGCACAAGGCAAGACGTACACCAACCTAGCCGAAGCGCGGCAGATGGCGTGGACGGATAGCATCCTTCCGATTGTGGATCGCTTGCTAGATGACTACACTAGAAAGCTGCTCCCTCGCTATTCTGATTTGAAAGACGGAAGCTACTATCTGAAATCAGTAACATCCAACATCCCAGAGCTTCAGAAAGACATGGGCAAGCTCGCTGATTGGCTTTCAAAAGCCGATTGGCTCACCCTAAACGAGAAGCGTGAGCAGATGGGTATGGAGCCTTTGGAAGTAGAGGGCATGGATGAGGTCTACATCAGCGCGGGGATGCAGCCGCTTTTATTGTCAGGGATGGATATTCCCCAAATGATGGCCAACGCAAACGCTGACAGCCTGCCCCGTGAATAGATGGGAAAAAGCCCAATGGAACGCTGTCAACAAATGGCGGGCAAAATACATCACCAAATACCGGAAGCGGTTTAAGCGGGAGCTAGATGCGCAGATAGCCCCTGTCATGGAGCTTATCAAAATCAGTTCGCGCCCTGAAGATGTGGCAAGCGGCATCCGTTCCGTCATGCGGCACGATAACATTATCGGCACTTTTAACGACTTATACAAAGAGGTGGGTGTAGAGGCTGCGCGGTGGGAAAGAGATCGCCTAGTGAAAGAGGAGAAGGCGTACAAGCCGAATCTGATAACGAAGGCCGACACTTTGCCGCAATTTGAATACGTTTGGACGGAGGGCATGGCCAACTACCTTACGCAGCAGACGGCCACCTATATCACGAGCATAATAAACACTTCCAACAATATCGCTACTCGCTTGGTGCAGCTTACCATAGCGCAGGGGATTGATAAGGGCATGAACCTGACCCAAATCATGAAGCTGTTAGAAGATCGCATTCCCGTGAATTGGCGGAAGGTTGGCGTGTGGAGGAGCGAGCTGATAGCGAGAACCGAGATCGTAACGGCTCAGAACTACGGGGCGGCATTAGGGGCAAGGACGACCGCTCAAGAGCTAGGGCTAACGCTTAACAAGCGATGGCTTGCCAAGGTAGACAGCAGAACACGGGAGCCGCACATAGATGCCAACGGGCAAGAGGTGGCCTTAGATGAAAAGTTCAGCGTAGGCGGTACGTTGATGGCGCAGCCAGGTGACCCATCGGGAGGTGCGGACAACCGCTGCAACTGCAGATGCTCTGTTGTTCATGTTCGCGCGGATGGTCAGGCGAGCTTCTCGGGAAGGTAAGATTCGCCCCCTTGTAAATTTGCACTCGTGAGCTATACGATAAAGAACATAGGCGAGCTAATTGTCAAAGACGTTGACATGAAAGAGGGCATAGTCACAGGCTACGCCTCTCGATTTGGCAATGTAGACAGTGACGGTGACATCATGGAAAAAGGATGTTATCGCAAGACGATTAGCGAGAACGGCCCAACTTCTGGGAAGCCTCGCATTGCGCACCTTTGGATGCACTCAAGCTATGAGCCTGTGGGTAAGCTGTTGGAGCTTATGGAGGACGATTACGGGCTTTTGTTTCGTTCTAAGCTATCGAAAAGCAACAGGGGGAAGGATGCCTTAGCGCTTTATGAGGAGGGAATTATCAATGAGCACAGCGTAGGCTTTCAGGGCGTGAAGTTCGAGGACGATATCAAAGACGAATCGAAGCCTTGGGATAGAATCCGCACATTCAAAGAAGTGAAGCTATGGGAGGTTAGTTCCGTAGTATTTGGGGCTAATCCCGACACCCCAACGATTGGCGTAAAGGATATGAATCCTGAGCAAGCCGCCAACGTGATAAAAAGACTTGAAAACATGGAGCGCACGCTTCGGAAAGGCACAGGCTTGACCGATGATGCGTTTCGTTTGCTTGAAATTGAATGCGCTCAAATTCGGAAAGAATTGAGTTCACTCCAAACCGAAGAGCCGCCTACGCACTCCGAGGAGAACGAGCCGGACATCTTGAAGATGTGGCGCGAAATAACCTCAACCAAAAACTGACAAAACAATGTCTGAATTGAACATCAAGGAGCAGTTGGCTCACCTCAATGGTGAGATCACAGGCCGCCTCGACCAAATCGAAAAGGGCCAACGCGAATACAGCGACCAAGTAAAGTCAGAGCTTCAGGCTTTGATTAGCGAACACAACGAGAAGGCTTCAAAGTTGGCCGACAACTTCGGGGAAACTCAAAAGCAGTTGGACGCCATCGAAGTTCGTTTCAAAGAGCTTCAGAAGCAGGGTATGAGCAACGCTCAAGCCGCTGAAAAGACCATCGAGCAGAAGTTCTACGAGGCTATGGTAGCCAAGAAGGACGAGTTCAGCCGCATGAAGAACGGCCACAAGGTGGAGTTGGACAGCAAAGGCTTATTCACCAAGGCTGCTGGCGATATGACTTTCGCGGCTTCCACTACTGGACAAGTGGGCGAAGAGACCGTTTTGTCTATCCTTCCACAGCCTGAGCGCAAGAACCGCGTGCGTAATTTCCTTCGCCAAGGCGTTATGACGGGCGAGCTTGTTCGCTTTCCTAAAGATACCGGAGGTGAGGGCACAGCCGCCAACCAAACAGAAGGCAACGCAAAAGCACAGATCGACCGCGACCTCGCAGCCCAAAGCTATGATGCGCAGACTATCGCTGCTTTCTTGCGTATCTCTAACCAAATGTTGGGCGATATCGCAGGAATCTCTACTTACTTGAGCTACGAGCTTCGCAGACAGCTTTTCAACCAGGAGGACAGCCAGCTGTTGACCGGTGACGGAACAGGTACCAACCTCGCAGGCTTGGCCGTAAACGCAGCCGATGCTACCGACTTAGGTATCGTATTCAAAGCGGGCACGGAGCCTTACAAGTGGGATGCTATCGCAGCCGCTATCGCTTACCTCGCTTCTCAGGAGTTCACCGCCAACACCATCTTGGTGAATCCTATCGAGTACTACGAAATGATGAGCGCGAAGGGTAGCAACGGTCAGTATGTATCGCCTTTCTACTTTGACAACGGCACAGGCGTAGCTACCATCTTCGGAATGCCTATCAGCCACACTTCAGCGGTTGCAGCCGGATCGTTCTTTGTTTATGACAGCATGAGCGAAGGCCAGTTGTTCCAGCGTGAAGCTCCTTCTGTTCGTTTCTTCGAGCAGGATAGCGACAACGTGCAGAAGAACTTGACAACTGTACGTATCGAGGAGCGTTTGGCGCACGCCCGCTTCCACGATAACGCTGTATTCTACGATACATTCTCTGACGTTATCTCAGCTATCACAGGCGAGGCATCGTAAGGATTGATGTGGATAATTTAGCCCCGCCATGTGTGGGGCTTTTTTATTATCTTTGAAGCCGCAAAGAGGGCGTTCTGCTCTCGGTCGCTTTGGTTTTGAGCCTCCCGTCGCTGGGAGGCTTTTTCTTTTGTGGGGCAAATTATTTTCGTTTATCTTTGCGTAAACCAAAGCGAGAAAGAAATGCAAGTTAGAATAATCTTTCCCTTCCTTAGCATAGAAGAATATAATGCTGCGCTAGATATATACAGAAAAAAATGGGGGAATATCATAATGAGCGATGAAGCTGGGCCAAGCATTTTTTACGACATTGATTTGGATACCATGCCTAGAGAAGGCGATAGAATAGAAACGATTAAAGGACAATGCATTGTTATACATTCGTGTATTTACGGGCTGCCATTTAATAACGATCCTCAATACATTTACAATGCAAATTATATTGAAGTACGCGAGGAGTAAATTGACTAACCCCATTGGCCGATAACCGAAATACGTTGGAAATTCCTTTAAAGCGCAGGTAGTCTGCACCGGCCAACAAAGCCCTCTCCATAAAACAAGCCGGAGGGGGCTTTTCTCTTTTGTATCTTTGTGTCATGCAAGTGAAAATGCGAAAGGCTGTGATGGACTTCGAGAAGAATCAGATTGTTGATCTCCCTGAAGAGAAAGCCAAGCACTACATTAACATCCGTTACGCTGAGCCTTACAAGCCTGTGGCGGCTTTGCTCGATGATTTGACAATACCTCCCCGAAGGACGAAGGAGGCGAAAGAGTTGCTTAACAGAATTACAAAGCATTATGAGAACAAGGCTAACTTTAACCTCGGTCAAGAAGGCTAACCCCGTCAGTATTGCGGAGGTGCGGCTATACTCCCGCATTCCCAATATCAGCTCAGAGGATGCCCTAATTCAGCAACAGATAGATAGTGCTGTCACATGGATTGAGCAATACATCGGCAAGTATATCAACGTGGACAACCTAACCCTTGAGGTGTGGAATTTCGCAGACGAGCGCGATTTGGAGGGCACCACCCTTTACCTCGATTTAGTCGGTCCGGTGAGATCAATCACAAGCGTAAAGGCTTACAGCGAAGACAACACGGAAACCACTTTAGTAGCTGACACGGATTACTACCTCTTGAAGGGCGACAGGCTGCGCGTATTGAGCGCGGGAAGCTATGACAGTATGGAGGTACTGTACGTTGTAGGGATGCAACCGATAGAGATCACCGAAAATATCAAAGAGGCCATTTACAAGCTCGTGGACGAACTTTACAAGCATAAAGGTATTTCGGTGACGGGTACGATAGTAACCAACCTCAAAGCGAATCTTAGCAGCCTCCTAGACCGCGAACGCACAAAGCTGAATTGGTGATGAACGCGGGGCAGATGAATGAGCAAGTAGCCGTCTACATTCGCGAAACCGAAAGCGATGGCATGGGGGGCAAGAGATCCTCTTTAGTCCTCAGTTTTACCGATTGGGCGAAGGTGGAAAGGGTAAGTTCCAACAGGCGGGCGGACGAAGGGAGGTTGAAGAACGACATAA